TGTTGTCAAGGAACATAATTTAGAAAGTTATGATAATCCATATGATTCGAATGAAGAATTTGAATTAGGAGCAGACAATATATTAGACTTTTCAGAATCAAATCCATTTGGTACTTATTAATGCTAGGAACATATTTTTATCACGAAATTATAAGAAAAACTATTATTAGTTTTGGAACGTTGTTTAATGATATTTCTATTAGACATACAAAGAAAGATGGTAGCATTTTAGATGAAACAAAAGTTGGTCTTTCTTATGGACCAATGCAAAAATTTCTTGCAAAAATTGAACAGCAAGAGCAATTAACAAAATCTGTTGCAATTACTCTTCCTAGAATGTCATTTGAGATGACCACAATTCAATATGATTCGACTAGAAAAACTGGAGTTACTCAAACATTTAAGGCAAACGATACTACTGATAATAAAACAAAAAAAGTTTTTATGCCGGTTCCATATAATATTGGATTTGAACTTAATATTTTCAGTAAGTTAAATGATGATGCTCTTCAAATTATTGAGCAGATACTTCCATTTTTTCAACCATCATTTAATTTGACTGTAGATTTAGCCAGTTCTATTGGAGAGAAAAGAGATATTCCAATTGTTCTCGATAGTATTGATTTTCAAGATGATTATGAAGGATCATTCCAAACGAGAAGAGCATTAATTTATACTTTAAGATTTACTGCTAAAACTTATCTGTTCGGTTCTATTGCTGAAACTTCCGAAGGTCTTATTCGTAAGGTTCAAGCTGATATTTCTTCGAGCACAGATACAAAGACCGCAAAACGTGAAATGAGATATGTTGCTTCTGTCGATCCAATTACCGCAGATCCAAGTGATGACTTTGGATTTACCGAAGAATGGTCTTTCTTACCAGATTCTAAGGAGTATAGTCCTACTAGACAAGAGGATATTTGATTGTTATGAATAATAATTATGATTCAATCGATGAGGCTCTGAATATTGATAGTGATATTGTGGAGCCAAAACCAATCAAAAAACCAGAGATTATAAAATCTAAGGATGATGATATAGAGAAGGATTATGTTTATAGTCGTGCGAACCTCTACTCCCTTATAGAGAAGGGTCAGGAGGCAATCAACGGCATTATGGAGGTAGCAGGGGAAGGAGGCAGTCCAAGGGCATACGAGGTCGCAGGGCAGTTGATTAAGAGTGTTGCAGATACTACTGATAAATTGATTGACTTGCAGAAGAAACTTAAGGATGTAGAAGACGAAACTAAAAAAACCACAAATAATGTTACTAATAATGCAGTCTTTGTTGGTTCTACATCAGAACTTCAAAAAATGCTCAAGCAAGGTTTTCTAAATAATAAAGAATAGACTACTTTTCATCGATGAAAAAGTGTAAGCAAGGATATTATTACTGTTATACTGATAAAAAGTGTAAACGAATTCCATTAGGATATCGTGTTGCATCTGGTGGATATCTTCGCAAAGAAAACGGAGAAGAATCTGGAGAAGATAGTGATAATAATGGAAACGGTAATGGAAATGGTGGAAATGGTAATGGTAATGGGAATGGTGGAAATGGTGGAGGAGTAAGTGAATCGAAAAGTGGTGATAGTTCTTTGCGTGACTGGTTTGGCAAGAGTAGGTCTAGTGATGGCAAGCCTGGTTGGGTTCAATTGGGTGGTAAATATGCCGGAAAACCCTGTGCCAAACAACCAGGACAAACCACAAAACCAAAATGTGGATCCAGCAAAATGGCCGCAAATTTAGATGATAAGGAAGAGAAAAAAGCATTTAATAGAAAGCAACGTCAAGATCCAAATCCAGATAGAAAAGGGAAGGCAATCAACGTGAAGACTGAAGAAACTGTAATAGAAAAGGCAGGTGAAAAAGATGCCTGTTATAAGAAGGTTAAGTCACGTTATTCTGTATGGCCTTCTGCATATGCTTCCGGAGCACTTGTAAAGTGCCGTAAGGTTGGTGCTGCTAACTGGGGAAATAAGTCAGAGTCTGTAGAGTATTCTGATTGGAGAAACGATTTTCAGGCAATGGAATATGAGTTCGTTGATATTATCAAACCAGAACCCATCAAAGGTGGGCAAGAACAGATTGATGAGGGACAGAAGTGTTGGAAGGGATATGAGAAGAAAGGAACCAAAAAGATGTTTGGTAAAACTTATAACAACTGTGTGAAGAAGGAAGGATATGATGTTGGTGATGTTGATCAAAAAGTTGGTGCCGTAACTCCTATTCCTAAAGATGAGAGAGAAGCAGCAAAACAAAGATTACTTGCTAAGGCAAAAGCAAAACGTGAAAAAATGAAGGAAGAAAAAGAAGAATCTAGAATTGGTGGTGGTAACTTGAAGAAACTTGCAATTCAGGCAACAAAAAGAATTGATGCTGATGTGGATGGTGATATTGATAGTGTAGACATGAAATCTCCAGAAACTGGAGTGTTTGTTCCTTCTCCTGATGGTAAGAAAAAATTAAAACCAAAGGTAAGATTTGAACAATCTGATTGGAAGAGTGAACTTGGAGAAGGTGCTGCCTGGACTAAAAAATCAGGTAAGAGTAAGTCTGGAGGACTCAATGAAAAAGGACGCAAGTCTTATGAAAGAGAAAATCCTGGTAGTGATCTGAAAGCACCTAGTAAAAAAGTTGGCAATCCTCGTAGGAAAAGTTTTTGTGCAAGAATGAAGGGAATGCGGAAGAGGCAAAAACCCTCCAATAATACTGGTGATGATAGATTGTCTAAATCATTAAGAGCTTGGAATTGTTAATTTGATTTTATGAGTGACGTATATCTTGGTAATCCATTATTAAAAAAAGCAAATACTCCGATTGAGTTTACAGAGGATCAAATTATTGAGTTTCTAAAATGTAAACAAGATCCAGTTTATTTTGCAAACAATTATATTAAAATTGTTTCTCTTGATGAAGGTTTGACACAATTTCATCCATATCATTTTCAAGAGAAATTAATTCATAATTTTCACAACAATAGATTTAATATCTGCAAGATGCCACGACAGACTGGTAAGTCTACTACTGTGGTATCATATCTTTTACATTATGCACTTTTCAATGACAGTGTAAACATTGGTATTCTGGCAAACAAAGCATCTACTGCTAGAGAATTGTTAGCAAGATTATCAACCGCATACGAAAACTTGCCAAAATGGATGCAGCAAGGTATTCTGGTATGGAATAAAGGAAATATAGAACTCGAAAATGGCAGTAAGATATTGGCATCATCTACATCTGCGAGTGCTGTCCGAGGCATGTCGTTCAATATCTTATTTCTCGACGAATTCGCATTCGTCCCCAATCATGTCGCTGACTCCTTCTTTGCATCTGTTTATCCTACTATTACTTCTGGTAAAAGCACAAAGGTAATTATTGTATCCACACCACACGGTATGAATCATTTCTACCGTATGTGGCATGATGCGGAAAGAAATAAAAACGAATATATTCCTACAGAGGTTCACTGGTCAGAAGTTCCCGGTAGAGATGTTGTTTGGAAAGAACAAACAATTGCAAACACATCGGAACAACAATTTCGGGTTGAGTTTGAATGTGAGTTCTTAGGTTCTGTTAATACACTTATCAACCCATCAAAACTCAAAACTTTAGTATATGAAGATCCAATACAAAGAAATGCCGGATTAGATGTTTATGAAAATCCTATTGAGGATCATAATTATCTAATTACAGTTGACGTTGCTCGTGGACTTGGTAATGACTATTCAGCATTTATTGTTTTTGATATCACAGAGTTTCCTTATAAGGTAGTTGCAAAATATAGAAATAATGAAATCAAACCAATGCTATTTCCTAATATCATATTTGATGTAGCAAAAGGTTATAATCAATCCTGGTTATTGATAGAGGTTAATGATATTGGTGATCAAGTTGCTAGTATTCTTCAATATGATTTAGAATATGAAAATATTTTAATGGCAACTATGAGAGGTAGAAATGGACAGATAGTGGGAACAGGGTTCTCTGGCAAAAAAACTCAACTTGGAGTTCGCACAACTTCGGCAGTTAAAAAATTGGGATGTTCAAATCTCAAAACTCTTGTAGAAGATGATAAATTACTTGCATCTGATTATGAAATTATATCAGAACTAACTACGTTTTCACAAAAAGGAAATTCTTTTGAGGCAGAAGAAGGATGTAATGATGACTTGGCAATGTGTCTTGTAATATTTTCCTGGTTAGTAGCACAAGAATATTTTAAGGAGATGACAGAGAATGATGTAAGAAAAAGAATATATGAAGAGCAAAAAAATCAAATTGATCAGGACATGGCTCCATTTGGATTTATTGAGGATGGAATTAATGGTGAAACAACTTTTGTAGATGATTCGGGGGATAGATGGTATGCAGATGAGTATGGTGATCGTTCATATATGTGGGACTATAGGTAATGTCCATTGATGATGAGATAGAACTAGAACATTTATTATTTTTTGATCGCAAATGTAGAGTATGTGGAGAAGTCAAAAGTTTACTTGATGATTTTTATTTGACTCGAAAAGATAGAGGAACATTACCATCTGCATATTCATATGAATGTAAAGTATGTACAAAGAAAAGAGTCAATAAAAAAGAAAAAAAGAAATTAATTGTATGGGAATATCCAGATTGGTAAATATCACGCATGGTTTCCCCACTGAAAATACCCCTTTTCATAAATATTTTTAGATAAATTTGGATGCGAGGACAAACAAGATGCCATTAAATTTAGCATCTCCTGGAATTAGGGTAAGGGAAGTAGATCTTACTATAGGAAGAATTGATCCATCTTCTGCGAAAGTTGGTGGACTTGTTGCTCCTTTTGCACAAGGTCCTGTCGAACTTCCGACAATAGTAGGATCGGAAAAGGGTTTACTTGATAATTTTGGAAAACCATATAGTAATGATAAGCATTATGAGCATTGGCTCACTGCTTCATCATATCTTGCATATGGTTCTCAGATGAGAATTGTTAGAGCAGATGATGATCATCTTCAGAATGCTTTTGTTGGTACAGGAAGTTCAATTAAAATTAAAAGTATTGAGCACTATGAGCAACTTCAGTACGATGATAATGTAATTACCGGTAAAACATTTGTTTCCAAGAATCCAGGATCTTGGGCAGATGGAATTAGAATCGGTATTATCGACGCAAAGGCAGATCAGGTTCTTACCGGAATTGATACTACAGGAATCAATGGTGGAGCTTCTAATATTGCAGTTGGAATGGGTATTACCCAAACCTTAGTCGGAAAAACTGATATTGGTGCAGGAACAACAACAGCACTTACTGGACACCTTAAAGGTATGATTACCGAAGTTGGTGTTGGACAAATCAGTGTTAAAGTTCTTTCACAAGTTGATGGAGCAACTGAAACTGCTAAAGACTATCAGGAGGGTGGAGTTTTTGCATTCACTAATACTGGAAATGTAGCAATTCATACTGCTTCTACAGCAGCATCGTTTGGATCTACTGCATATACTGCAAGACAGGATTGGTTCTCACAACAAACGGTAGCAATTTCTACTTCAACCGTTGGTGGATCGACAGTTACTACAACTCAACCTTGGAATACTGTTGGAGATAAACCAGGAACTTCACAATATGCTGCTGATAGAGGAGCAAGATTTGATGAGGTTCATGTTGTAATTATTGATGGTGATGGTAAAGTTACTGGAAATGCAGGAACAATTCTTGAAAAACATCTTAATCTTTCCAAAGCGACTGATGCAGAATATTCTGCAGGATCACCTTCTTATTGGAGATCTTATCTAAAAACAAATTCAGCATTTGTTTTTGGTGGTGATGAGCCATCTGGAACTGTTGATATCGGATTTGCTGCCGGTGGATTTACTCCAGTTACTGGAGGAAGTTGGGACAAAGAAGCAGAAGGAACTATCTTTAAGACTATTGGTAAATCCAATGGTGTTATGGAAGGTGGTAAGAATTATGATGGAGGGTCTACAATCAGTGGTAGTGGAGCACTTTCGGTCGATCTAAACAAATTAGTTGCCGGATATAGTTTATTTGAAAACACAGAGAATTATAAAGTAGATTTCCTCATGATGGGATCTGCAAATTATGAAAAAGAAACCGCACAGGCACTTGCAAATAAATTAATTGCAGTTGCTAATCTGAGAAAAGATTCTCTTGCGTTTATCTCTCCATATAGAAAAGCATTCATTATTGATACTGCTGCAGGATCTGTTACAGTTAATAATGATGAAACTATCACTGAAAATATATTAGAATTCTTCTCACCACTAACATCATCATCTTATGCAATCTTTGATAGTGGATATAAGTACATGTATGATAGATTTGCAAACACCTTCCGTTATATCCCATTAAATGGAGACATTGCCGGTATTTGTGCTCGTAATGATATTGATAACTTCCCATGGTTCTCACCTGCTGGAACTACAAGAGGTGCAGTTCTCAATGCAGTTAAACTGACTTATAATCCTTCTCAAACACAAAGAGATCGGTTGTATTCCGCAAGAATCAATCCAGTTATTGTTTCACCCGGTGGTGGTATTACACTATTTGGAGATAAGACTGCACTTGCAAAATCATCAGCGTTTGATCGTATTAACGTTCGTAGATTGTTTATCTTCCTTGAGGATTCAATTTCTGCTGCCGCAAGGGACCAACTCTTCGAGTTCAACGATGAAATTACAAGAACCAATTTTGTAAATATTGTTGAACCATTCCTCCGTGATGTTCAGGCAAAACGAGGTATTCAAGATTATGTTGTTATTTGCGATGAAACAAATAACACTGCTGCAATTATAGATAATAACGAGTTTGTGGCAGAAATCTTCATCAAACCTGCAAGATCAATCAACTTCATTGGTCTTACATTTGTTGCCACCAGAACTGGTGTTTCATTTAATGAAGTAATCGGTAACGTTTAATTTAGAGGTTAAAAGAAAAAAATGCCTAGTCGCCAACAACGAAATACCGCACCATTAAGAACTATCAGTGATTTTAAAAGTAAACTGACTGGTGGTGGTGCAAGACCCAATCTATTTGAAGTTGAATTAGCATTTCCAAGTGCTGCTAAACCAGATAATGAATCTGAAGTTTTAGAAAAAGCAAGATTTCTTGTAAAGGCAGCAGCATTGCCTGCCTCTACAATTGCAAATATTGATATTCCCTTTAGAGGTCGTATCCTTAAAATTGCTGGAGATAGAACATTCGAAACCTGGACAATCACGGTTATGAATGATGTTGATTTCTCCATTCGTTCTGCTTTCGAAAAATGGATGAATATTATTAACAAAATGAGTGATGGAACTGGAATTGCAAATCCAGCACTATATCAAAAAGATGCTGTTGTTAAACAACTTGATCGTGATGGTTCTCTTCTAAGATCCTATAAGTTCTGGGATATTTTCCCGACTAATCTTTCTACAATTGATTTGAGTTACGATACAACTGATACTATTCAGGAGTTTACCGTAGAAATGCAAGTTCATTATTGGGAAGCATTTAGAGGAACAGCTGCTCAAGCAGGTG